CGCTTGTCGCCCATCACCGGTTTACCGGTCAAGCTGTTGAACAAGTCGACCGACACGCTCGCGCCCGCACCCTTGGAAAGGTCGGTAACGCGAACGATCGGGTACTCGGCAGAAGTCTGGCCTTTCAGCTTCGCTTCCGCTTCCGCTTGCTTCGGCGCGGGACCAGTGAGCAGGTTCATGAAACCCGGCTCGATCTGGACCGCAGCAAAGAGAGCGGCACCGTATATCTTGCGGGCCAGTGTTGACCCGTATGGGATATTGGTCGCCATTTAGTGGCTCCTGTTACAGTGTGGCGAGATACGCATCCAGCTGTTCGCGGTTCATCTGCATGAACTGCTGACCCAGCGCAACGGGGGATGCTTCTTCCACCTTCGCGCGTTCGTCTACAGCAGGCGGTGCCCCGCCGGGAATATCGGAGAGCGACGTTGGCCGTTTCGCCTTTTGTGCCTTGGCGAGAACTGCCGCTGCCGCGCGCTTTACTTCGTCTTTCGTGGGCGCCGGGTTATCGATTTCTTCCTGCGGTAGCTCGATCTTCAGAGCGGCCGCGGTCATCTCGACTACCGTTTTGAACCTGTCAGCGAATGAAACATTGGCGTATTCCGGCATTGCGCGTAGCGTCTTGTCGAGTGCCGAAGCGCGCTCCCACATCGTCTGATCCTGCGCGGTCTGCCATTCGGCAAGCGTTGCATTCGAGTCGATTGCGGTCTGCACTTCGGACTTGATCGCCGTTTCCTGCACGGCAACCGCGTTCTGCTGGACGCTCGTCACAGCATTCACTTGCTCGGTCAACTGTCGGATGGCGTCCTGCTGTGCCCTCAACGTCTTCGCCAGTGTCGGCGAGTCGGCTTCAAGCACCTGCAGTTCGTCCTCAGTAAGCATCTCGGTCGCTGCCGGCGTGGCCGGTGCGGCTTTCTCGGCTTTGAGTGCGGCGATTTCCGCATCCTTTGCCGCGGCGAGATTTTCAGCGGCCGTTGCTCTGGCGCGCGCGCTTTCCAGTTGTGAGTAGGGAATGACGTGCTTGCCGTCCTTGGCAAGAACACCTTCGGGTTTCGCCTCGGCCGTAGCCGGGGCTGACGTTGCTTCAACTGCCGGTGTTTCTGCGACGGCTTTCGCCGGCGCTTCCTTCGCTTCCTCGACTGCGGGGGCCGACTCCGCTTTCTCGGCTGGCTCGACGAAACGATCGACCGTCAGTTGCTCGTTGCTGGACTCCATCGCGCTGTCCATATGCGCGCGGGTCAGGGCTTCGATTTCCTTCGGGTCTTCTGGCATCTCATCGGGGTGATCGAGGTAGTATTTCAGGTTCCTTGCTGCGCTCATGTGCTCTCCAGTTATCGAATGGATTCGGATTTGCCCTTATCGCGGGCTAACGCCAGACGTTTGCTACGCCATCAAATCCAGCAACCACCACACCGTTTGTCGATGCGGCGATGCGCCCTACCAGCGCCCCTTGTCCGGAGCCACTGAGCACGTCGATGATCCCGGTGCCCGGCGACGGCGCATTGCGTGAAATAACCACTTGCGCGCCGTTAAAGGCATTGATGAGATCGAGAGCGACATACGTTGTCGAAGCCGTTTGCGTGCCAACGATGGCAAACCGGGGGGCTTCGCGACCCACCCGCACCACCACGTCACCGGCCCCGGTGTTCGTCCCGACATACGTTGCGGACGAAACCTGAGCACCGGCAAGGGTGTTCGCGTTTTGTTCAACTACCGATACAAGCTTTACTGTGGCCATGGTCGGCCTCCCTTACACCGGGCCTTGGGTGATCATCGCCACCATGGACGCAGTGCCGGTCCCTGATGTCGTATGCGATGTCACGTTCACGCGCCAGTAAGGAATTACTGAGTCGACCTCGGCCAGCAAGGTCACGCCCGTGGTGCTCGCCGGCGTGGACGACGTGACATCGAACCAGGTGCTCTGATCGAGCGAGTTCTGGATTTTGATGGTCAGCGTCGACGACGTGATCGAAGTCACCTGGACGGCCTTCTTGCCCGGCGGGAGAACCTTCACGCCACCAGCACGAGTGCCAGTGGACGCGCCGTTCCCGTCGAACAAGTCGAGCACGACTACTACTTTGCTAGGGTCAAATGACATTGATGTCTCCTTCAAAGACCCATAAAAAAAGCCACCTTTCGGTGGCCGCCTGTTGACCTATCGCCTGGTCGTGCGAAAAACTATCCGTGCGCCCTTATAGGAATTACGTCGTAAGGCCGCGTTGATTCGATTGGTGCGAATGCTGGCTCGAGCGCGCGCATCACTGTCGACACGCTGATGGCGGTCTGGCATGCGGCAAGCTTCGTCACCGGGCTTTGCGTGCAGCTGCCGAAGTCATAATGAAGTCGGTGGCACGGAAAACATGGCACATCACCGTTGAGGCTCGCCGTGTTCGGCCAGTCCCGCGTCAGGTTTTCCACCGTGGAGTGGGTCAGCAACACCACCTTGCGCACGTCTTTCTCATGCGCCACACAGTTGAGCAGCCCTGTCTCCTGCCCGACCACCACGTTGGCAAGCTGCGCGAACGTGAACGCACGACGCACGTCCCATGTGGTCCCGATCACCTTCAGCCGCGGGTGCTCCTTGAACTGCGCATCCCTGAGATCGCCCAGCACCACGACGGTCACGTCTTCCCGCTCTCTCAACAACTTGTCGGCAAAGTCAGCCGCATACGGCCACTGCTTCGTGCAACTGGATCCGCAGTGAACCAGCACGACAAGGTATTGCGTGAGCGAAGACCGGAGTTCGTTGGCCCAGCGCTTTTCGTCATCGTTCGGGTAGAACTTCTGCCGCGGCTCCAGCGGAACCCGCGCCTGCATGTGGTGGGTCTCGAGGTAATTGTGGTTCATCAGCTTGTGCCGGAGATTGTCCGGGAACATATACTGAATCTTGTTCGGGCTGGGCAACAGCGTCCCTTCAACGCACTCGACCAGCAGCCGGGAGTTCTTGTATTTCTTGTCGATCCAGGCGAACAACTCGCCCAGCTCACCCATCGGCACCTTGGACGAAAACCTGATGATGCGATCGATATGCGGATCGTGGCGCAACACTGATTCACCAGTTTCCTGCGTGTAGAGCACGACGTGATAGCCCCGCTCTTTCAGGTGCGGGAAAACTGAGGATGCCCACATCGCATCACCATGGGCGCCAAGCTTCATCACCGCGCATACCTTGTCCGGGTCCGGTATCTCAAGGTCAGTCGGCAGGTCGCACTTGCGATACACGTGGAAGAACTGGTTGCCATTCTTCCGGGCTTCGACAAACTGCCACGGTTTCAACGGCGCCATCGCGTCGATCACCAGTTTCGCACTGCTGGCCTTGATACCCTCGGCCGCTTCCTGCTCCGGTAAGAACAGGATGAGATAGCCCATCGGCTTGATGAGCGTCCACCATGACTTCAGCACCGCCGGCCAGTCGTCCAGTTCCTGCAGCAGGTAGCTTGAGAACACGAAATCCTGCGACTCCGCGGCAAAGTATTTGTCCAGCGTCCGGCCATCCCTGACTTGGTTCGGCCCCCGCTGGCTTGTGCCGGGGTTGATGTCGATGCCCACGAACCAGTCGTGCGGCCTGGCGTCGCCGCAGCCGACGTCCAGCCCCTCGCCCGAGGTGTATGGGAGCAAGTCCCAGCGGATTTGTGATGCGAAATCGTTCACTACTTCCTCCTGCACATCAGTGGCGTGCGCGCCGCGTCGTCGGCGCTGTATCCATGCTTCCAGCCCGGCGCATGAAAGACCATTGGGGCAGCCCTGAACTCATACCAGCCGGCACCCAGCGGCACGAAGTACTCGTCGACGACAAGCTTTTCGGCTTCCCACACGTAGATCACGTCGAACTGCGGCGCTATGCAGGCGAGCGAGCCCATCTGGGCGCATGCGTGGTTGCTGCCGACGGTGGCGATTGACCCCATCAGGCCGCCAACTCACTCGATATCTGCGCGCCGCGGTTCGGCTGCGCCATGCTCTCAGGGGTGGCGCCGGGCGTCGACAGCGCGGCGTCGTGCGTCAACAGCGTGTCCAGCACGGCCATGTTCGCAGCGTTGCCCTTCTCCAGCACCGTCGCATCGGCCACCAGCCGGCGGGTCTCGGCGTCGAACGCGGCCACCTTCAAGCCGGCCGCCTTGATCTTCGTGTCTTCCAGCTTCAGCCCGACCACCGACTTCTGCTTGAAGTCCTCGATCGCCTTCTCGACCATCTGCTGCACCTGATCCTTGGTGAACGTCTGATCCTGGCCGCCGGCGTCCATGCCCATCGCTTTCCTGACCTGATCAGCGATCTCGCGGCGGTGCGGCATCTCGCTTGATTCGAGGATGAACGGCACGATGAACGCCTGAACCTGCGGCGGCATCGACTTGGTCATCTCGGTCAGCATCAGCAACTGCTGCGCGCGGTATGTCGGCGTCGACGGCACGTCTTCCAGCGCCACCTTGACCAATGCCCGCTGAACATCGTTGTCCAACATGCCGTTCTGCCCGGGCTGGTTCAGCTTGACGGCCTTCTTCTTCGTGCCGAATTTCTCATCGACGTTGACGACAGCCGGTTCTTTGCCCAGGTCCTCCGTGATGAGTTCGACCAGTAGCTGCCCAACCATCCGGCGCCCAAATCGATAGTTGTCGTTGATCTCGGCAAGGGTCGTCGTTCCCTGCTCAACCAGGGAATTAATGGCAATGCCACTATTAGCGCCACCAGGCTGCTTATCGCCCAGCATCGCGTTATAGATACCCGCCGACTTCTGGATGGCTTCGGTCGCATCCTTCATCACCTCAAACTGTTGGGTGGTCAGTTGAAAGTCAGACTTCGTTTCGAACCGGCCCGTCATCCTGCGCTTGGCAGACAGCACGATCGTGGCATCCGGTCTCGCCACTTCTCGGCGAAGCTCATCGATGTCGTCCACCTGATCGGCGTCGAGGATCGTTTGCTTGGCCGACAAGAGCCACATCATCTTGGAGAGCCGCGCGTTCACCTCGTCCTGCGGGCTGCGCATGCTCCGGATCAGGCCATACGGGATCTGCGTCAGGTCTTCGCGGTAGCCCCAAAACGGCACGTAGGGGAAGTTGTTGTGCCTGTAGGGCGTCGGCATGTCCGCAATGCGGTGCGGTCCAATCCACCACGAAAGTCTCATCTTCGGAAAGATTGCGGGGATCGGTTCCACCACACCAGCAGCCACCGCCTGGGCGTGTCTTTCGTTCTGCAGATCCACCTCGACAGTCCGGCCGTCCGGGGTTCGAATCACGAAACCCCGTTGCCACACGCGATACCACACCTCATACAGGCATAGCCGCTTGCGCGTGCTGTCGCGCCAGTCGCTCTCAGGGATCGTGACGTCGCGCTCATACAGCCACGTCCGGCCCTGAATGGCGGGGAAGTCTGTCAGCGGCGTGTCCCAATTCGCCTTCGACCAGCCGATATACTTGATCATCTCGGCGTCTTCGGGGAACATCAACTCGAGCACGTCGACATCCTGCCAGCGTCTTCGAACCAGATACCTTGCATCACCAAGGTCCGGCTCCTTCGCGCGCCAGTCCCAGAAGATTTCACGCCTGTTCACGCACGACACCCGATACGGATACTTGAACGGGTCCATCTCGCGGCTGACCTCGCCCCACGCAAGCCCGACCTTCAACTGGCCGGCGTAGGCATCGGAGCACGCCCTGTCAGCCCGTGACTCGCGCTCGGCCTCTTTCAGCTTGACCGACAGCGCTTCAGCCACGTCCTGATACTTGTCGTCGTCCGCCTGCACCCGCCAGTCGCTGCGAGTCTTCGCTTCCATGCCCAAAGCCACGTCGATCGTCGGCCGGATCAGGTTCCTGATGAGCGGCGCCATGCCGAGGCGCTGCATGTCGTCGAGGGTGGAATGGTCCAACTGGTTGCCGTCGTAATACTCTGAATCCAGGTCGGCTTCGCGCCGCCACATCGGCTGCAGCCGGATCTCGTAGAGAAACTTATCGAGCTGGTCGACGGTCATCGAGCCCTGGCTTGGTGCCGCTTCGTCCGTCGAGTAGGAGGCAAGGCTCATCAGCTATCCCTCACTCTATGGTTTGCTCGTTTGAGCCAGTTGGCATTCCACTTCTTGAAGCCATTGTCCTCGGCGCCCTGCCAGTGCGGGTCCGGGTAAGCCCGGCCATGCACTTCACGCAGGCAGCCGCTCGAGCGTGCCGCGGTGACCGTGTTGATCCAGGCATCCGCCTCGCGCGGTTGGAGCTCGCGGATCACATTACGCGCCAATTGGGTCGCTCCAGTCCGCGGTTGGGGCGCTTCGGCACGCTCACAGCCGGCACAGCAAAGGTCAGCGCCAACGCATCGCCAGCATCCGGGCTCTTCAATCCGCGTTTACGCATGCTTTTCTTGGTCTCCAGCTTGAATCTGAGGCTGCCGTCCTCATCCTTGGCCGGGCTCGTCAGGTCCGTGAGCGCAGCCATGTCGTATGGCAGTTGCACTTGGTCGCCGAACCACTCGGCCATCTCGCCCCACATCTCGTCGCGGCGCAGGCCATACAGATCAAGCTCGATCGCGCGCTCGCCGAACAGGATCCGGCTCACCGGATGCCCGAGTTCGATCAGGCGATCGGCAATGCCTGAACCAAGACCTCCTGCGTCGCAGTTGATGTAGTCCGGCTGCCACTCGGCGATTGCTCGAGCAGCTAGGGCAACGGTCTCGGTCGTCTTCTTGCCGTGAAACCGCCTGAATTCGTGAACCACCCGACCTTGCCGCAGCGCGAACACGGTATCGTCGGCATCATCGGCCTCAGACTCCGACGGATCGATGCCCATGATCTTCGGCCCGACCGGATCGAGCCCTTCGGTCTTCATTGCCTTCTCCACTACGGCGATCTTCAGCAGCGTGGCGAGTGCTTGGCGCCGGAATGCAAGGTCCGGAGTTGCCGGGTATTCCTGATCGAACAGGCTTACATCACCGCGGAAGTCAGTCTTGATCTTCTGTTCGCGCCAGAACAGCTGGTCGCGGCTGATGTTGTAGAGCTCGCCGTATTCAGCGGCATCAGCGTCCGGCCGCCAGCCTTCGGGCGGGGTCTGCGTGTATTCCAGCTGCCAGAACCACGGGATGAACACCGGGATGTATTCCGACTCACCCCGAACAGCGTCGACCCACATGCCGTGGAACAGGTTACCAAGCCCGTTGCCGGTCGATTCAAGGGCTATCTCGGTCCCTGGCTCGTTCGGTATGGTCTGGCCGATGCCGGCCATGTGATCAGCGGCATTCGCCCAGAAAGCCACCTCGGATCCGTGAAAGAACTGGCCAGTGCCTGAACGCCCGGTGTCCTTGCTGCCCGCGGTCGCGACGCTGAATTCGCTGTCGAGCTTGTCGAAGGTCAGAGCCTTGGCCGATTCGTTCCTGGTGTGCGGCCGGATCTGCTCGGGCACGTTGTCGTGAAACCTGCGCGTCATGGCGAACAGGTTGTCGGTTGCTTCCTGCAAGTGCGTCAGGATGTAGGCGCGCTTGCCGCGGTTCATGCTGGTGCGCCAGTAAAGCCGGCCCTCCCAGTAGGTCGACATGCCCTGCTGTCGGCCCTTCAGGTTCAGCACCCGGACCTTGCCGGTGGTTGCGCGCTGCTCCTCTACCTTGTGATGCAGGTAAATCTGGGCCCGGTTCATCACGAACGGGACGATGTGACCGCTCTTGGTCTTGATGTTCAGGCAGCGCGGCGAGTAATACTCGAAGTCCGTTGCCAGTTGAACCGCTTTCGCGCGCTGGCCGGCGGTCAAAACCTCGCTCATGTCAGGGATTCAAGCCATTCCCCGATCGACTTCTGGCTGCCGCTTTCCTTGTCGATCCCGAACGCCTGGCGCTCTTTGTCTATCAGGGTTGAGAGTGCTGCCGCCAGTTGCCGCCCGGCGCCGGCGCGCGAGCCCAGCGCCATTGCCGCGTTGTAGGCTTTGAGCAGAGCGGTCTTGCGCGCTTCGCTGTCCGTTGCCTTCAGCTTCTCGTCCAGCACGATCTCGAGCGCCGCCTGCAGGTCTGTATGTGACACGGCCCCGAGTTCGCCGGCCAGCGCCGCCACGGTCACGCGCAACGCCTGGATGTCTTTGCGGTGGCTGACAATGACATCGGATTGCAGCGTGGCATTAGCCTGAACGACCTGATCATCGGTTGCAGCACGCTGTTTTGAAACCTTGCTTGAAACTATTGACCTTGAAACCTTGGCGTCGCGCGCGGCCTCAATGCGCTTGGACAGGTCGCGGGTCCAACTTTCAGCCTTTGCGCGCTTCTGGACTGCTGTGTGCGAAATACCCTGCTTTTTGCCGATCGCCGTATTGGTCAGCACGCCGGCGCGGTAATCTCTCTCGACTGCAGCCCAATCGACGGGCTTTGCCTTTGCCGCCACTAAAACGCAATCTGCGGAAACGCGCTGCCGGTGCCGGTCACGCTCACCACGCAGCGCCCGTAGGCATACCGCTGGCCTGCGCTGTTGGTGCCTGCAGCTGCGCCGGTCGACAGGGTCTGCACGGTGCCGGTCGAGGTGGTGGTCTGCACGATATTGGCGGTGGCGCTCGAGATGCCGAACCAGGCCACGGTGTCGTTCGATACCTGCATGGCGATGATCGCGTTGGCGGTGGAACTGGCCGTGCTCGAGGCGGTGGTGGTGGTCAGCCCGCCCACAACGGTAACCGTGACCGTGAAATCGTTGCGCGGGAGCGGGAATGGCATGCTGGTGCTAGTCCCGCCGGCGGCCACCAGCGTAGATGTCCCGGCTGTTCCGAAGACAAACGGGGTCGACTTGACGTTGTTGTCACTGGCCATAGTTGATCCTTATATCCGAGTCTTTTTGTCGGGATAGACGGTTGGGGAGTGATCGGGCATGGTTTGGTCCTGCTTGCCGCGGTAGGCGTTGGGCATGGCAGCGGTTCCGCCCATTCCAGACCCGGCGTCCTTGATCATGGCGCGGTCAGGGACGTCGGTTTCACGTGTAACCTTGCCGCCGCCGGCA